GCAGAATATTTTAACACAATTCGTGATAAGCGTATGGAGATAAATGGTGGCAGAACCACAGTTTGATGCGCCTATCCCTGGCATGGGTATGACCCATGAGTTGGGAGCAAGGCCGTGGCAGAATCCTCCTCTCTACAGTACAGTAGATGAGGCACTGGATTATTATATTCCGCGTATGGCTAGTGACGATTTCTCTGAACAGCTTATGGACGTAATGGAAATGGGCATTCCTCTCACTACGCTGGCAAACACTGTTCAGTTGTCCGGTGTAATGGATGGTAAACACAGTGCAGACGTTGGCATCCTTATTATGCCTGTCCTAATTGAGATGATGCGCTTTATTGGTGACAGTGCTGGCATTGAGTACACCACTGGCCTTGACAAAGATAAGGGGCCACGTTCATCTCTTGTGACTAAAGCCATTAATAAACTTCGTGTGGAAGAGCAGAATGAAGAGGCTGCGCCACAAGAAGCAGAGGCACCAGCACAAGAAGAACTTCCTATGGAAATGCCAGATGAACCACAGCCTAGTGGCTTGATGGCACGGAGAGCATAATGGCATTATTTGGTAGCTTGGGTAAAATGCTTGGCCTTGACACACCCACAGGTAGGGGGTTTGTAACAGGTTTTGCTGAAGGTGTTACTCGTGAAGTAAAAGACGACATGAAGAGCCGTAAGGAACGCATTGACCGGCTGGCTGACTACAAGATTAAGCGCGACGAAGAAGAGCGTGAGCGTTATACAAAAGAGTTACGTGAAAATCTGGATAAGGTAAAAGGTATTGCGGGTAAAGCTGGTGGTATAAATGGCGCAGAATACCTCATTCGTACCTATGGTATAGAGGAAGCCGTAAATAAAGCAGGACAACTAGAGACACTTGGCGGCTTTGGAGTGACACCAGAGTTTGCTACAAAGGATGAGAACCAAACTACGTTTGATGACCTAGCACGTTTTGTGACAGCAGACCCAACATTTACAAAACTTACTGCACGTGGAACACGGGCTGATACAGGCTTGCTTGCAAAGATTGGCCTTGCCCCTGACATTGCTGTTGAAGCACAAAAGCAACGTGATGCTGCTGCTAGTTCACTTGGACTTGGTATAGCAGAAGCACCAGAACTTGGCGTGATGCCTACAGCTTCAGGTTTTGACCCAAGTGATTTTGGCATGATGGCCGACATGAAAGATGAATCAAATCGTCAAGTGCGTCTAGCCATTGCAGCAAAAGAAGCGGGAGATGATGCGGGTTATAAAAAGCACATGGCTGAAGCATCACAAATGCGTAATATGCTTCGCTCTCTGGATACAAAAGATTTGACAGAGGCTGGCAGTCGTGCATTTACAAGAACCATCATCGGACATATTGAAGCTGTATCGGGTGTAAATGGCGACCACGTTCCTGACGGGCTTGGTGGCTTTAGATTTAAAGCAAAATTTGAAGACGCTGCAGACCAAGGTAAAGTTAACGTAGCTGGCACAGCGATGAATGAACTCTACGCAGAAGCAATTCGTAAAGGCATCCCATCAGCCACTGCCATGCGAGTAATCTACGAGTCTGCCAATAAAAATCTTTTGCCTCAAATTGTAGATGATGGTCAAGGTGGCGTATCAATTGTGACGGGAACAGTTGCTCTTGTAGAGAATGGTTTCTTGGGTGGAACAGGCTCATTTGCCCCACCGCCACCTGCGACACCTCCTGCTCAACAGGGACAGCAAAATCAACAAAGTCAAAGCACTCAACAGCAGTCTAGTGCAGCAACTCCCGCACGAGTGCAAGGGATAATGGGCAACTTTAATAGTTCAAGAGATAGTGTAACAAAAAAACGGCTTCTAGCCGCAGCAGGTAGAGTATACAAAAATGCTGGTTTACCTGTTCCAACAGTGGCTGAGTTTGAGGCAATGGGATTCCGTGGGGCTTCAAGTTTATAAATGTATAATCAACAGGAAGAAATAGACAGGGAAAAGCTACTCAAGGACGAGCAATTCCTTGATGACGCTACTGCGTTCCTGATTGACAGGGGTGGCTACGACGCAGAAGACTTAATGTCGGCAGATAATGTTTACGAGAATTACATGGAACATTTCCGGTTCCAGAACGTAAACGAAGTAACTGCCGTAAATGATTTGTTGTATGCACAAAATGCTGACGAAGAAAGCAAGGAACGCTTTGCTCGTCTGATGGATACATACGACAAGATGGATAGTGACTTGGGGTTTGCCGCCGCTGGCGATTATGTTGCCGGTGTGTTGTCGGCCCCTTCTACGTATGCGGGTATCTTTACAGGTGGCGGCGCAAAGGTTGGCGCACTGGCTGCACAACAAGGTGTTAAGCTGGGTATCCGTGAAATACTCAAGCGTGGCGCAGCAGGACAAGCGTTGCGTTCCGCAGCAACAAAGGGTGCTGTACGTGCTGGCGCAGTAGAAGGTACAATTGGTGCTGGTCAGGTGGCGGCACAAGAACAGGTACGTGTTGAGACAGGTATGCAAGAGGAGATACGTGGTGGTGCTGTGGCATTAGGTGCAGCGGCTGGTGCAGTTCCTGGTAGTATTTTTGGTGCAGCAGCACAGACACAGAAAGCTGTGACAGAGAATGTTGCAGAGCGTGTGTTAAAGATTACAGAAAAACAAACAGCCCGTGCCGCAGAACATGCAAACAGAACAACAACCAAACAAGTCTTTGAAGATGATGCCACGGGTAAGACGGCACTAAATGTATATGAAAATTTGGTGAGTCGTAAAAAGGCTATTGAGGAAACATTCCCTGAAGTAGAAACTGGGCGTAAAATTAAGGAAACACTCAAGCCTGACGATGCAGAAATTGTAGACGCACCAACGACACCAAAGCCCAAGATGCCTCTTGTAGCAAGCCTTGAAGAAAAGTCTTTGCAGAACCTTGCAGCCTTTGCTACAAAACTTATGGACAAGGTTGACCCAGTAGAGGGTGAGCGTTTTTCTTCTATACTTGGTCGTGCTTTAAAGTCTGAGTTTTATAATCCTGATAGTCTTCGTGCATTGGCAAACGAATTTGGTCTGAAGGTTAGTGACCTTGGGCCATTGCTTGCTGCAGAATTTAGTCAGGCAGGTAAGACTCTAAAAGTTGCGTCACAACTTAGTCAGGCAGAGAAGAAGGCACGACTTGACGAACTGGACACAATTGATGCATTTCTTGTTGAAGCTGTAGAGATTACAAATCCTGCTCGTGAAGCAGTGGAAGCTATTGATGATGAGATTGGCAAAGGTCTTTTAGGCAAGGCCAACGATGTAATGCGCCGTGTAAACAAAGCACGTATTGGTTTGATGACAATCCAGCTTGCTACCACAACACGTAATGTGACCAATGGTTACATGCGTAACTATGTTTATGCATTTGACAATCTTGGTGCAGGGTTATATAATAAAACATTTACAAAGTCAGCAGCAAAACAACGACTAAAAAAGAAAGACATATTTAACCCAACAGATGAGCAAATCAAAGCAGAGGCTGAACGTGCAACACGTCTTGGTAGCGCACAGTTGCGCACTGCTTATGATAGTTTTATGTTCAAAGACTTGATGGGCATTACAACTGCAGAGACACAAGCCCTTACACGTCTAATGAAGGATGAACGCTTTGGCAAGAGCGAGGCCGGTAAACTCTTGTTTATGGAAATGGGAGATGTTGCAGACCACGCTAAAATGGGTGGTGGCATTCTGACAGTAGCGCGTAAGTTAAACACCCTGAACACCATGTCAGACAACATGTTCAAACGTGCCATCCTGTCACGTGAATTAAATAAGGCCATCTTAGCTGGTGGATATGAAGAGGGGCTAAATGGTGTTCTTAAAAAAGGCAAATTTGGGGATGTTGATGAAGACTTGATTGCAAAAGGAATGGAAGAAGCCATTGACTTTACATATCAGACTGGTAGATTCCAAGGAAAAGAGGGTGCCTTTAATAGCGTAGCTGATACTTTTATTCAAGCCTCGTCTACGCAGCTTGGTTCAACCTTTGTTCCATTTCCTCGCTACCTCGTGAATCAGTTCCGTTTCTTTTATGAGCATACGCCAATCCTTGGCATGGTCGATGCCTTTGGTATCCTGAACAAGTCTGACTTTGACCAGCGTATTGGTAAACAGCTTGGTGGTGCAATGATGCTCACCGGACTCTATGCACTTCGTGCTAATCACGGTGACGAAACAACAGGTCCGTTTGAGTACAAGAACCCATTCGGTACTGGTATTGTTGACGCACAAGCGTCTCTTGGTCCATTCTCTGCACACGCCTTTGCAGCTGACGCCATATACAGGTACTTTAATGCAGATAAAATCAGTCGCCCTGCTAAAGTTCGTGACTTTGTAAAAGCACTAGGTGGTGGTCAGTTCCGTCCCACAGGACTAGCCCTTGTAGATGGTTTGTTTGACACATGGCAGTCGGGCATTAAAGATGGGGAACTTGACACAAAACTTGAAGAGATGGGTGCCAGATTCCTTGGTAACTACATGAACACCTATACAGTTGGTGCAGGTGTATTGAAGGATGTCGTTGCCACACTTGACCCAGACATGCGCGTGGTGGCTGACAACACGGATGTTAAGTTCTGGCCGTACGTATTCAAGCAAGCAACACGCTCATTCCCTCGTGAAATTACTGAAGGGGAAAGCGCACTGTTTGGTAGAAAGCGTCTGGAGAGTCCAACACGTACAACTGATGTGCGTATGGTAAATCCTTTTATGCGTCAGATTACTGGTCTCGCACAACAAGAACCTCGCAATCTGGCAGAGCGTGAGTTTGATAGGCTTGGCTTGGAATACTTTGAGATTAGCCCACGGAAAGTAAAGGGTGGTATTCAGAGTAGCGAACTGACAAAAGAAGCACGTGCCAATATGGGGGCATATGTTGAGGGAGCCATTCAAGATTATATTATGAATAACCCTGAATACTATGGCTTGCAAAGTGACATTGAAAAGAAGGCCGCACTCAAAGGTAAATTAAATGAGTTACGTACTGAGGCAAGGGCGCGTGTCCTTGATACCGACCAGTACGTTACGGTAGAAGACCAGCGTACTGTAGCACAGGCACGATACTTTGACATCTCTGGTGCAAAGCGTGACCTCATTGCTTTGTATTATAAGCGAGATACGGGGTTTGACTTAGGTGATACCAAAGATTATTTAACAGCACTAGCTGTGGCAGAGAAATATAACATCTCTGGGGGACGTTAAAAAAGGGGGCCGCAAAGCCCCCTCTCTTTTTGTGTCACTTACTAGCGATTGTCACCACTGCCAGATAGCGTACCCCGCTTCTTGCGGTCAGCCAGTTTCTGTAAGTTGTTCTCCATGATGTGACCAAGGTCCATCTCCATTTCTTTAGCTAGTACGGCACAGTACCATAGCACATCCCCTATCTCGTAACCAATTTCAATACGCTTGGCAAGGTATTCATCTTGTGCTGCGCCATCACGAATGAACTTCTTTACCTTGTTAGCAATCTCACCCGCCTCTCCCGTAAGGCCAAGAGTAAGATACTCCATAGCCTTGTTCTTGGGGAAGATGGCAGTCTCACATGCCTTTTCTTGGTACAATGTTGCTGCAATGTCACTCACTCTTTTCTCCTTCATCCACTGTTTAGCTTCTAGTTCTAAGTCCATTTAGTTTCTCCAAGTTCTTAAAGTACGCAGCCTCCCATCCACGTTGCCACTCCCTATATGGGGTGGTATTTTTCTTTAGTGGATTAGCCATCTGATGATAGCAGTAGTCTGTACCTTTCTTTTTCTTAACAACTACTTTACTAAATGCTTTGTATCCCTCCTCAAAGTTGTTTGCTAGACTTTTGTTCATCATGCTTCTCCTTTCGTTTCATCCACTCTTCGTACTGAGGATGTTTAGGGGGTGGATTGAACTGAACCCACCCCTCTTCTCGTTTCCATGCCAGCTTCTCTTTCTTCTTCGGCTGCTTCTTACTCATTAAAGTAATTATTCAAGATGTCAAGCCTATCTTCATGTGCTGCAATCTTATCCAACTCCCCCTGCATAGCTTCCATAATGTCTGAATGTTCTCCTATCCCTACTGGGTTACGTAGATAACATTCAATGTTAGCAACGTGCAGTGCTACGTTTGCCTGTGCATGTTTACGTAGTACCTCTATCATCTGTTCTCTCATCTGTCAACTCCTTTCTTTTGCCTGTTAAATATTGGGGTGTCTTCTTTTCTTTAAAGAACCTACCAAATATTTTGTACAGCAGACTCTCTATGTCTTTCATTGTTTACGTCCTCTAAACCTGTGCTTGAAGAATACAACAATATTGATTGTAGTGTTGACAGTGATGGCCAATAACAACCACCACTGCCACCAGTTAGGCATGTCTGCTCCTTCAATCACGCTGCGTTCAAGTCCACTACCTCACAGACACCGGCAGTACAGGCCAACTCACGTCCACCGGATGTAGTGTCTTCCTTCTCAAACTCCTGTAGCTTTGACCAGTCAATTCGTTCTGGCATACGCTCAAGCATTTCCCCATACTGTTCTACAGTACAATCTTGATACGGGGCTTGCTGATATGTATGCTCACTGAATGGCAGGAAGCTGATGCCTGACACCTCATCAAAGTGTTTATACACCCAAGCACCTACAGCCATCCACTCATGCTCCTTGACAGAAATTGTCACAGATGGTTTGTGTTCACACCATCGACGTTGATATAGAAGCCACAGTTCAAGTTGCTCAATAGCACCCATTTCAGTACGGCACACGGCACCTGTGGGCGACTTCATGGGGAAACTGAACACTGTGGTGCTGTCTGGCTTCGTCACATCTGGTTCTGCTGGAATACCTACATCAACCATGAACTGTGTCAGTGGGTCTTTGTTGTCACCACGCACTGTGCGAATGTAGTATGGATTATGTCGGGCATGAATACCAGAAGCACTGTTCACAAGCTGTGACACTGTACCTGACGGCTTTACACACGTGATAGCTGCAGACATTGGTATGCCCAATGCCTCTGCCGTAACCCTATTAGTAAGCACAGCTTGTTCTTTGAGTGCAATTAGCGTAGCACCAATATTCATACCAAATGTAACAGACCTGCCTGACATCATGGCATTATCCATGATACCTGTTAGTGATACACCAAGTAAGCGTTCCTCCTCTGTATTCTTCTTCCACACATTACGCAGATACTTGAAGTCAGTCAATGTGGATTGGAATGTACCAAGGATGGTAGCCAGACGAACCTTTTCAGTTAGGCTCTGCTGGGTATCCGATGCACGTACAACAACCTCTGACAGATTACAGAACTGATACGGACGCAAGATAATTTCACTGCATGGATTTGTACCAAAGTCAATGTAGCTTGACATATCTCTGTGAGGATGCATGGTGTACTGCGAATCTGTATCATCAATTGGAGGCGAGTTATGTAGTTTACGACGGGTATTCTTCGCTGCCTGTCTTACAGCCGACTGACGATTAAAGATACCACGCTCACCAGACTTGCTATCGTACAGAGACATCCACTCACGCATGAACGTACCCATCTCTGGCTTACCCTTGTAGGCTACGCTGTTATTTGCAAGCGCACGTTGTCCCTCATTAGTCCACCACTGACCGGACTTGGCGTGTGCCATCTGGTCATCATTCAAGTTAGACAGGCTGATGAGTGCGCTTCGGCGTACACCACCAACAACTACAACCTCACCAATCTTACACATGATGTCGTGGCATTCAATTGGAAATAGCCGACGACCTGTAGCGTTAACGAACTTGTTTATGATAAACTGAAACAGTTCCTCCAAGGGGGCTGGGCCACTAGCACGACCACCGAATGTCTTCAGACGCGCACCAGCAGGGCGAACCGCACTGGTATCCCACTTCGGGACTTTCCCTGCGTAAAGGAGCGAGATTAATTCACGCAAGGACGAAGCCCAGCCCATTCTAGAGTCGCCAACTTTGATGACAGTATCTGTGTCATGCATATCTTCATTGACGACAGGCAGCTTCTCAATGTTGTGACGTTCTACTGAGAAGCCTACACCAGTGCCACACATGAGTATGTACATAGTCTCATCGAATGCTCTTGGGCTATCGACAGGTACATACGAGCAATTGTAACCACCAACATGACAACGGTCCAATGCAGGTCCGGCTGTCATCAATGCTCTCATGCTTGGCATGATGTCTTGGTTTAACACAGCTTGCTCAAGTTCACCACGTAGTTCATCCGATAGGACATACTTGTGCTTGCTCTTGAGATGCTCTGTCATATAATCAAAGTATCGTGCGACTGTCTCACCCCATGTCTCACGACGCTGTTCGTCTTCAATCCACCTTGCATAACGTGAGGTGGCAATAAATGTTTGATAATCGGTTGGTAAATAGTTGTTCATATCTCACTCCATGTTTATTTTCATATGTTTGATTTCCATGCCAGGTAATTCGTGAAAGTAATCCTCCAAACTTTCTTGTATTTCTTCTGTTGGATTTTCATCTGCTGGCATTGTGTATTCTTCAGGGTCAATATCCAAAGTGACGTAAATTTTAACTCGCATCACTATCCTCTATAGCTTTCTCTAGCGCATTGATGTACCACTTTGCTTTTTGTACATCCTCCAACGGCTTGCCCTTGTAATCAAAACGCCACAGGTATTTCATTATATTACCTTGCAAATAGTATTTAAAGTTTGGCCCCAGCATTGCCTCAATAGCTGTAATGCACTCAATGCCCGACTGATTATAATGTGAGGGGCTGTTGACCATATCTTCTTTTCCGTTTAGTTTTTTTGTATAATACTCGTCCATCAATTCCTCCTCATCCTCTTTCATTTTCATAAAGGTTTCATGTCTCATCATGCCTCTCCCTTCGTCTTCGTTGTAAAAGATAGATGTATAACATTATCATCATCGTCGCTTCTTATTATTACGCCATTCTCTTCTTCCTCATCCTGCAAGGATATTAGTTCTTCTGTATATTCCTCGCAATATTTATATATCTGTTCTCGTACATACTCATCTTGTTCCATTACAGGCAGTGATGACAATAACATTTTTACAAACAATTCCATACCACGATAAACATCATCTGTCAACTCATTATGCTCAGATGTTATAACAGAAACTTCTGCATCACCTGTCCACTCTCCACTGGCTAAATAAGTAGGGCGTATCCTAATTAAAAAGTCTTCATTCTCAACTGCTCTTGCCACGATAAACTCCTTTCTTTTTTTCGCCCTTGAATGGTATAAACTTAGGATGTTTATTCTTTCCTTTTTCTTTTAACCAATCTTCAGGAATAATTCTATCATAGTATCTAAAGTTATACTTTATACACCACTCTGCGTAAGATGATTTAGCACCCTTGCGTAGCTTTCGTCTACTGTTTTCAAACACAAAGCGGATGTCCAGCTTTGGGTGTTGCTTCTTGATAGCAAGATGCTTGCGCCTGTCTGCTGCAGTAAACATACCCTTCGTCTCAATGATGATACCGTTGTTCAGCACGAAGTCTGGAGTATAGGTGCGATACGCAAGGTCTTCCCATTCAATCTTGACTTTCTCATAGTCATACTTTATTCTGAGTTCGTCAAGATATAGGGAGACTTTATGCTCAAGTCCACTCCTATATCCATACTTTCGCGCTGCCCTAAACTGTTTATAGTTAGGCATTACATTGCCCTATCTTTGAAGAAATTTGCATCAGGCTTATGCTCATCGGCAATATGAACATAAGATACAGTCTTAGGTTGCTTGGCCTGTGACATAATTGCAGGACGTTCTTGTATGTCCGGCCAGCAGGAAAGACGATACCTACAAAATCCACACTCTGTGCCAAGTATCGTGTTACCAGTAGGCTTACCACGGAATGTCTCAGGCACTGCGTCAAAGCAGCGTTCAAACTTATTCTCTTCCACTGTATCGGCTGTCTGTTTAATGCGACCTACTTCTTCTTCAACGTCAAGACCCGTAGCTGGAACGTACTTAAACTCGCCATTAGCTTTATTTACTACCCACCAGCCACCAGCTTTCTTTCCTGATGCCTTCGCATAGCCAGCAAGTTGTGATACATAACCAAAAGCATCACCCTTCTTCAGTGTGTCGAAAGACTCAAACTTGTTAGTATACGACCAATTAGATGCTGACTTAATATCATCAACAGCACCGTCAATAACAATATCGTAGGTGCCAGTGATGGATGTATCGTCATCAAGTTGTAGAGTAACCTTTTCATCATCTTCATATTGTACCCCTGCTTCTTTAAGAAGACCCTTGAAGACTGCCTCTACAATATCCCCAAGCATCATGTTCATTATGAATGTTGTCGGAAAGGGTAACGCTTTCTCTGGTTCGTTCTTCTCAAACCAAAGCTGACAAGTTGGCCTACCCACGTTTGACATACGCAAACCAAACTTGTCTCGCTTATTACCCCCACTAAACTGGCGTTGAAGTGCATTCATTACATCTTGACCCACTTGCTTAATGGTATCCTCCGACATTGAGGACTTACCCTTAACAGCGTTCTCCATGTACTGATGCACAGCCAGTTCGGCTGGATGATTGAGGCTACTCATCATCTACATCTACCGTGATAAATTCACCAACAACACCTTCATCTTCTTCCGGCTCACCGTGAGCAGCCTTGTCCCACTCAGACAAAACCCATGTATTGAAACCCTCGACATACAGCATAAACTCTTTGAAAACGTCTTGGTCTTGTGGTGTAACTTCAAGACTATTCTGTACATCAAGATTAACTACAGGCACATAAAAGGTAGAACCAGTGGGAAGTTCCCGACCCTGTGTTTCAATTGTCATGTGATGCTGTGGAGGAAGACGACGCATCTGACCCAGCTTATTGAAAGCCTGACCTACGTTCTTGAAACCTTCCTTACTATCAATCTCCCACACGCATGGTACATCGGTAACTTCTTGCGCGTCACCCTGTTCCGTTACACCAGACATAGATGCAGTACCAAACACAACACGAACCCTGCGTATCTGACGTATAAGTTCTTTCGTGCCATCAGGCAGTGCATCAAAGTCCTTGATGTAACCCCCAGGTTTTCCGCAGTTAAATGTGCCAGTAGTATCTTTCAGGTCAATGTCCAGCTTTTCTGCCATAACAGTTTTCTGATAATTGTTGGCATTGCTATCATATCGCTGATACATGAAGCGTTGAATAAAAGGACGCAGAATAACCTTATCAGCGTAGATAACTTGGTTATCTGTGTTCTGCAAACCCATTGCACCAGCAGATACAATCTCCATCTTCATGGTTTTGCCGTTAACGTCGGCATCCCCCATGATAGACTTCTTGTTAATACGCAACCGTGCCAGACTAGACTTCTTCTCGCCTGTATCATAAGCCATGCCCATCATCTGCGCCATAGCTGCATAGTTATTAGTATCAATAGTTGTTAGTTCACTCATATTTGTTGACTCCTTTCTATAAAAATAAAGACGAGTTATATCACACAACGTCCTTCGTGTCAAGCCAATTCGGGCCAATCTTTGCTTCTAATATAAGAGGCACATTGAAGTCAATGCCCCACCTACCTGCAATTAGTCCAGGTAATTCTTTATTGGTTGTGTCTATCGCTTGTAACACAAGCCTTTCTTCCATCGGGTGCATATCAATTACAATACTATCATGCACACTATTCACAATACATGACTTAGCATACTGTAATAGTGAGTCGATATGTAGCAGGGCAACAGGAACAATA